CTCTCTGTCGGCCCGTTACACCAAGGCTCTGGCCCGTGCTATGGCTTACACCAAGCAGGTCAAGGCTGCGGCCATCCTGAACCAAGGCTTCAACGCTGGCGTCACCTATGGCGACGGCGTGAGCCTGTTCTCGACGGCGCATCCGCTGATCTCTGGTGGCACCAACAGCAACCGCCCGACCGTGGGTGCTGACCTCAACGAAACGTCCCTTGAAAACGCCGTGATTCAGATCGCAGCGTGGACGGACGAACGTGGTCTGCTGATCGCTGCCAAGCCCCGGAAACTGATCGTTCCGCCTTCACTGCAATTCGTTGCGACCCGTCTGCTGGAGACCGAACTCCGCGTGGCGACCGCCGACAACGACATCAACGCGCTGAAGAACAACGGCTCGATCCCCGAGGGTTACACGATCAACCACTGGTTGACGGACACCAACGCTTGGTTCCTGACCACGGACGTGCCCAACGGTCTGAAGCACTTTATCCGTACCCCGATGTCTACGTCCATGGACGGCGATTTCGATACGGGTAATGCCCGCTACAAGGCCCGTGAGCGTTATTCGTTCGGTGTCTCGGATCCGCTGGGTATCTTCGGTTCGCCCGGAGCCTAAGTGGTTCTACGGAAAGGGGGCTTCGGCCCCCTTTTCTTTTTCTCGCGGTGGGTGTATAAACTCGTTAGTCCCAAGATTTTCAACCTGCTTGCTGACCGACTTGGCGGACTGACCTCACAGACAGCAAGCGCAATTTGAGGAATATGCGATGGCTCGCACTACCTTCTCCGGCCCGGTTGCGTCTGACAACGGCTTCATTGGCGCTCTCACGGGCAACGTCACGGGCAACGTCACGGGCAACGTCACGGGCAACGTGACCGGCACTACCACCGGCATGCCTGTTCTCACGGCCTACACCACGACCACGCTGCCGACCGTTGTAGTTGGCGGTCTGATTTATGTCTCCAATGCCAACACCAACGCAGGCACGGTTTGCTTTGGTAAGGGCTCTAGTTGGATTGACATCAAGACTGGTCTGGCGGTTGTCGCTTAATAGGAGCGCATCACCATGATGCAAACCGACGTTAAATCGGGTACAGCCGCTGCCGCTGCGAGTACGGAAGTCACGACTTTCCGCACCCGTATCAAGGCGCTTGCGCTGACCTACACATCTGCCGCCGGGAACATCTCGATTACGGACGGCAACGGTGGGGCTACGCTGTTCTCGTTTACACCTGCTGCTGCCGCAGGATCGCTGTACATGCTATTCCCTGGCGAGGGCATCCTTGCCCAGACCGGCGTCTATGTGACCAACGGCACCGGCACCGCTGCAACGGTGTTCTATGGCTAAGTCACCGGCATGGCAACGAGCGGAAGGGAAGAACCCCAAGGGCGGCTTGAACGCCAAGGGGCGAGCCTCCTACAACGCCGCGAATCCAGGGAAGCCTGGGCTGAAGGCACCACAGCCGGAGGGCGGTCCACGCCGCGACTCTTTTTGCGCCCGTATGAAAGGGATGAAAAAGAAGTTGACGAGCGCAAAAACCGCAAGCGATCCGAATTCGAGGATTAACAAGAGTCTGCGGGCATGGAACTGCTGATATGGAACATCATCCTCTCCTTCCTGTCGGCGATCATCTTGTGGGTGATCAAGTCGCACACGGAGGAGGTGCAGCGTATTCAGATCCTCCTCAACCGTACGCGGGAGGAGATCGCCAAGGAGTACGTCACGAAGGGCGATGTGCACGACGACATGAACCGGGTGATTGCTCGGTTGGATCGTCTTGAGGGTAAGTTGGATGCTTACATGAAGGAGCAGCGCAGTGCCCTCAACTAGCGGTAAGCAGCATAGGTTCATGGCGGCGGTGGCCAATAACCCCAAGTTCGCCAAGAAAGCGGGTGTCCCTCAGTCTGTGGGGGAAGAGTTCATCAAGGCCGACAAGGGCCGTAAATTTGCCGGAGGTGGCGAAATGGAATCCAAGAAGATGGTTAAAAAGGAACTCTCCTTCATGAAGAAGAAGGGTGCCCCCAAGTCCATGATCAAGCACGAAATGAAGGAAGCCGGAATGAAGAAGATGGCTTCTGGGGGTCTGTCCGCAGGCCACAAAGCCGCTGACGGTATCGCCAAGAAGGGCAAGACCCGTGGCATTGAAGTCAAGATGGCCAAGGGTGGCAAGGCCACGGGCGGGAAGTGCTGATCATGGCTGAAGCAGGAGCAGGACGGGGGTTGACTGTTCCCCCCACCGCCGCTGAAATGAAGCGGATCCAAGAGCGCGAAAATCGCGGTGTCTTCACCGAAGAGAAGATTGGCAAGGTCAAGACACCAAAGGGTGAGAAGTTGCCCCGTGATCTGATGCCCGGCGATCTTCCTTCCCCGAAGAAGATGGCTTCTGGTGGCTATACCAAGGCCGCTGACGGATGCTGCAAAAAGGGTAAGACCCGTGGAAAGATGGTGTAACCATGGCAACTAAAAAACTCAGTGAGTTTGGGCGTGCGTTTGCCGATGCCCGCAAGAGCGGGATGAAGGAGTTCACCTTCAAGGGCAAGCGGTATCACACCCGCACGGCTGACGAAGAGAAGCAGCCCGAAGCCCAGTTCATCGGCGATAAGAAGCCCGTGCTCGGTGAGCAGGGTTCGCGCCGCCCCGAGTACAAGATCACGGATGTTGACCGTCCGGGTACTCGCGTCAAGTATGAGAACGAGGATGCAGACATGCCCACGTTCCGTAAGGGTGGGTACGTCAAAGCCGCTGATGGTTGTGCCAAGAAGGGCAAGACTCGCGGGATGATGGTGTAACCATGCGTGCCTCCCGTGGAATGGGTTGTATCAACCCGGCCAAGATGCCCAAAGGCACTGTGAAGCAGCGCCGTGACAACACGGATTTCACGGAGTACGCCGAGGGTGGGCAGGCCAAGTCCAAGGTAAACGCGGCAGGCAACTACACCAAACCCGGGATGCGCAAGTCGCTCTTTGAGTCAATCAAGGGGCAGGCTACGCAGGGTACTGCGGCAGGTCAGTGGTCGGCCCGCAAGGCTCAACTTCTGGCGAAGAAGTACAAGGAAAAGGGTGGCGGTTATCGTGACTAAGAAGCCGCAGCAATCCTTGAAGGACTGGACCGCTCAGAAATGGAGAACCAAAAGTGGTAAACGATCTTCTGACACGGGTGAAAGGTATCTTCCAGAGGCTGCGATCAAAAGTCTTTCCCCCCAAGAATACGCAGCAACAACCCGAGCAAAACGAGCAGGCAAAGCCTCCGGCAAGCAGTTCGTAGCCCAACCCAAGGCCGTAGCCAAGAAAACTGCAAGGTTCCGCTAAATGGCAACTTCAGGCACCGCTGTATTCAACCTCGATCTCTCTGAGGTCGTGGAAGAAGCCTTTGAGCGTTGTGGCTCAGAACTTCGCACGGGCTACGATCTTCGGACTGCCCGCCGCAGTCTGAACCTGCTGTTCGCAGACTGGGCAAACCGTGGCATCAACATGTGGACGATGGAGCAGGGGACGATCACCCTGGTCTACAACCAGATGACCTATGCCCTGCCAAACGACACGGTGGACCTGCTTGAGCACCAGATTCGCACGCAGGCTAACAGCAGCAGCAATCAGGCCGACCTGAACATCACGCGGATCAGTATCTCCACGTACGCCACGATCCCGAACAAGTTGACCACCTCGCGCCCGATCCAGATTCTGGTACAGCGCAACAACGGGATGGATAGCCCTATCGGGGCAACTCTGCCGTCTACGATCACGGCAGCAGCCACCACCATCACCTTGTCTTCTACTGCCGGTCTGCCCGCTCAAGGGTTCATCAAGATCGACAATGAAGTTATCGTGTATGGCTACATCACGGGCAACACGCTGTACAACTGCTTCCGTGGTCAGCAAGGCACGACACCTGCTATCCATACCTCTGGCACCACGGTGTACTGGGCGCAGGTTCCTTGCGTGACGGTCTGGCCGGTGCCGGACAACTCGACCACCTACACCCTGGTGTACTGGAGACTGCGCCGGACGCAGGATGCCGGTCAGGGCGTGGATGTGGCTGATGTCCCGTTCCGGTTCATCCCCTGCATGGTGGCGGGGTTGTCGTACTACATGGGCATGAAGATTCCTGAAGCCTATGAGCGTCTGCAAGTGCTGAAGGCTCAGTACGAAGAAGCGTGGCAACTGGCCGCAGATGAAGATCGGGAGAAGGCCGCGATCCGGTTTGTCCCGCGTCAGCAGTTCATTGGCGGAGCGACTACCTAAATGGGGAATCGCTTTGCATCAGGCAAGAAGTCCATTGCGATGTGTGATCGCTGTGGACAGCAGTTCAAACTGAAACGCCTGAAGGAAGAAGTTATCAAGACCAAGCGGTTCAATCTGCTTGTCTGTGATGAGTGTTGGGATCCAGACCATCCGCAGTTGCAACTGGGCATGTACCCCGTTGACGACCCCCAGGCGGTTCGGAATCCCCGTAGAGACTCGACGTACCGGACTGCCGGAACGAACAGTCTGGAGATCAACATTGCAAACCCGGAGCAGGGATTCCCAACCGGTGGCTCCCGGGATATTCAATGGGGTTGGAACCCTGTTGGTGGGGCAAGAGCAAATGATGCGGGGCTGACGCCAAACTACTTGGTGGCAACCACGTCTGTTGGTACAGTAACCATCCAAACGACGTAAGGAGTCGAAATGGACGCGAAGAAAGCATTGAAGGCACACATGGCTAAGGGCCCTGGTGAGGCACATCCCGATTCCAACGTCAAGAAGTTGGCAAAGGGTGGCAAGACCAATCAGCAGATGCGCGAACTCGGTCGCGGTCTGGCCAAGGTTGCCAACCAGAAGAAGTCTTCGTTCACCTACAAGAAGGGTGGCTGAAATGGCTAAGTTCAGCAAAAAGATGGGTGGCAAGGAAGTCGGGGACGCCTCCGTCTACGCCGAGCCCCATACCATGAAGGGTGGCAAGGTTGCCCTGGGTAACGGCACCCAGGCGGAGCCAACTGCTGCTAACCGCGTAAACATGTCTGTGGGCAACATCACCCGCGACGGTTACAACCCCGCCCCCAAGACCTCGGGTATCAAGACCCGTGGTAATGGTTGCGCCACCAAGGGCACGATGGCCAGGGGGCCGATGGCGTGAACTACTCGGAGTTGAAGACCGCTGTTGAGGATTACACGGAGAATTCTTTCTCCGCGACTGACTTCGCCACCATGACGGAGTTGGCTGAGCAGAAAATCTACAACACGGTTCAACTTCCCGCGCTTCGAAAGAACGTGGTTGGAGCGGTATCAACCAACAACAAGTATCTGTCTTGCCCGGATGATTTCCTGTCGGTCTTCTCTCTGGCAGTGATCTTGGCTGATGGTTCCTACGAATACCTGCTCGATAAGGATGTGAACTTTATCCGTCAGGCTTATCCGACGCCGACAAGCACCGGAGTGCCCAGGTACTACGCCATCTTTGGACCCACTACGGCGGGACCGATAATCACGGATGAGTTGTCGCTGATCCTTGGGCCTACGCCAAACGCCAACTACCAAGTCGAATTGCATTACTTCTACTATCCAGAGTCAATCGTGACCGCCACCAATACTTGGCTTGGTGACAACTTTGACTCCGTGCTGTTTAACGGCGTGATGGTTGAAGCGGCTCGGTTTATGAAGGAAGAGCCGGATGTGGTTGCCATGTACGAGCAACAGTTTGCGCAATCCCTGCTCCTGTTGAAGCAACTGGGTGATGGTAAGAACCGTCAGGATGCTTACCGGAACGGGCAGGTTAGGGTGAAGGTCGGCTGATGACAATCGTTCAAACGCAGACCACCTCCTTCAAGAAGGAGTTGTACCAGGGCATCCACGATCTGACGACGGATGTCCTGAAGATTGCTTTGTACAACGGCAACGCTGACTTGAACGAAGACACCACCGTTTACACCACGACGGCAGAGATCACGGGGACTGGCTACTCGGCAGGCGGCAAGACGCTGACCGGCACGACCATCAGCAGTTCTGGGTATACGGCCTTTGTAGACTTCGACAATGTGGAGTGGAACCCCGGCGCGTTTACAGCACGGTGTGCCTTGATCTACAACTCCAGTAAAGCAAACCGTTCCATCGCGGTGTTGGACTTCGGGTCAGACAAGACTTCGACGACCACCTTCACCATCGTCATGCCGGTTAATGACGCCAACAGCGCATTGATCCGGTCTTCAAACTAAGGAAATTGCATGGGCACAATCTTTACGACCAAAGGTGACATGGAGGAATCCCTCCTTGAGAAAAAGGACGGAGTCGTTGACAATGACAACGAATACACGACCTGGGTCGAGTATTGGCACGAGGGCGAACTTGTGCATCGGTCTGTCCATGTCACTTTGAAAAAGATGCCCACTTTTGCAGGCGCGGAAGCCGCGTCATTTGGTTAACGAAAGGAGCCTGAAATGGCAAATACTCAGTCGATGTGCACGTCGTTTCTTGGCGAAGTGCTGACCGCCACCCACAACTTTGGTACCGCCCCCACTCGCGGCACCGGCACTGCCGACACGTTTAAGGCTGCGCTGTATCTGGCTTCGGCCACGGTCAACGCAAGCACCACGGCGTACAGCAGCACGGGCGAAGTGACTGGCACCAACTACACCGCAGGCGGTGTGACGGTGACCAACGCGACGGCCCCGTTGTCAAGCAATACCTCGACTACGGCGGGTACGGGCTACTGGACGCCTTCGGCCAGCCTAACCTATACCAACGTCACGCTGTCCACGGCGTTCGATGCGGTGTTGATCTACAACTCTACCCAGAGCAACAAGGCTGTCAGCGTGCACACCTTCGGTTCACAGACCGTGACCGCAGGTACGTTCACCCTGACGATGCCTTCAAACACCACTTCGACTGCTCTGCTGCGTCTGGCAACGACCTAAACCGACTCTGTTAAAGGAGTCGGAAGGTGCCTACCGGATGGGGCAGCGGCACCTGGAGTAGCGGCACTTGGGGTGGACTTGGTGAAACCCTAACAGGTGACGACGCCTCGGGTGCTGCTGGCAGTGTAGGGGCGAACGTAACCGTCGCCCTTGCGGGCGTTGCTGCCACCGGAACTCCGGGGACCATCGCCATCAATGGGCGCAATCTTGCGCTCACGGGCGTTGCTGCGTCTGGAGATGTTGGTACCGTCACTGAAACCAACAGTCCCGCAGAGGACAGCGTTCTTGCCAACGGCTTTGTTGGCACAGCATCGCCCACGACTACTGTTGCGCTGTCGGGGGTTACCGCCGCAGGTGCAGTTGGTTCTGTAGCCGTAGGCGCACGTACAGTCGCGCTTTCAGGTGTTGCTGCTTCTGGCGCTGTAGACAGCGTTGCTGATTCCACCTCGGTTGCGCTTACCGGTGTCACAGCCGAAGGCGTTCTAGACGATGTTGATCCGTTCCCGAACCCGCTGATTTCGGGCCTTCACGCAGATGGAAATGCGGGTGATGTTGGAAGTTCTCGCACCGTAGCCCTTAGCGGCGTCAGCGCAGACGGTCAGACAGGGGTTGTTGATCCCATCATCAGCCAGAGCGCAGACATCACGGGTGTTCAGGCAGATGGCGCGGTTGGTACCGTGTCTATGGGCGAGCGCACGGTGGTGCTCACTGGGGTTAGCGCATCGGGTCAGGCTGGTGATGTAACCGAGACAAACACCCCTGCCGAAGATGGCGTTATTGCCATCGGCTCGGTCGGCACAATGGGTGTCGGCCCTCACGAGTTTGCTCTTACCGGTGACGAGGCTCAAGGTTCTGTTGGGTCGGTTACAAACAGCATCACGATTGCGCTGACCGGCGTTGTCGCAGCGGGTCAAGTTGAAGCAAGCGGCAGTTCTCGCACCGTTGCTCTGACTGGTGTTCAGGCAAATGGTCAGGTTGGTAGTGTTGTCCGCCTTGTTGAGCAGCCCATCACGGGGGTTTCTGCTGCGGGGCAAGCCGGAAATATCTCCGTTGGAGAACTTACGGTTGCGCTGACCGGCGTTGCTGCTGAGGGCAGAACGGGCGACGAAGGGCGCGATGTCACGGTCGCCTTAACCGGAGTCGCGGCTTCTGGACAGGTTGGAAATGTTGTTCGGTTAATTGAACAGGCACTGACTGGTGTTGCGGCTTCGGGCGCGGTTGGCAGCGTCAGCATGGGCGAACGCCTAGTGGCTGTTACCGGTTGTCAGGCGATGGGTAATGTCGGAAACTTCGGAGTGTTCTACTGGAGTCTGATCGACAACGCGCAAAACGCAAATTGGAATCTGGTAAACACGGAATAGGAGCATTAAATGCCCACCACTTATACCTCTCTTCTTGGCTTTGCACTTCCCGCAACGGGCGAGTTGTCGGGCACTTGGGGCGCGACGGTCAACGACTACATCACGCAATATGTTGATGCAGCAGTTGCCGGGGCCCAAACCATCAGCGGTTCTCAGACGGCTGTAACGCTGTCTGTCACCAACGGCACGTCGCTTTCTCAAGCGGGCTCGGGCGCCACAGGTTCTGCCCAGTATCAGATCATCAACTGCACGGGCAACCCTGCCAGTGCGCTGACGGTTACGGTGCCAAGTTCTAGCCGGGCATATCTGGTACTGAACAACACCTCGACCAATCAGGCGGTTACGGTCAAGGGTGCGGCGACGACTGGCGTGGCCGTTGCGGCAGCACGCGCCGCATTGATTGCCTGGAACGGCTCAGACTATGAGTTGGTTGCCACGGATGATGCGTCCAAGATGAACGGCATCTTGGCTGTTGCTAACGGGGGAACCGGCTCAAGCAGCGCATCTGGCGCTCGTACCAACCTGGGTGCTACAACGCTTGGCGCCAATCTGTTTACCATCACCAATCCAAGCGCCGTCACGTTCCCACGCTTCAACGCCGACAACACGGTCAGTTCATTAGATGCAGCCACCTTCCGGTCTGCCATCGGTGCAGGTACTGGAAGCGGGTCGGTCACTTCGGTTGGGGGTACCGGCACTGTTAACGGCATCACCCTGACGGGAACCGTTACGTCTTCTGGTAACTTGACCTTGGGCGGCACGCTGTCTGGCGTCAGTCTGACGACTCAAGTCACCGGCACTCTGCCAATTGCTAATGGCGGCACAGGCCAGACTACCGCCCAGGCGGCAATTAACTCTTTGGCTGGAGCGGTAACGTCAGGCCAGTATCTGCGTGGCAATGGCACCAACGTAGTAATGTCTGCCATCCAAGTGGCTGACGTACCAACACTCAATCAGAACACCACCGGGACAGCATCCAACGTCACCGGCACTGTGGTTGTTGCTAACGGCGGTACTGGGCAGACTTCTCTAACCGCCAACTATGCCCTGTTTGGTAACGGCACCAGTGGTGTAAACGCATCTTCGCTGTTGCAGATCGTTGGTAGTTACATCCGCCCAACGGCCTACGCTGACACGGTGGTGGCAGCAGGCAACACGGGCACAGCCCTGACGCTGACTTGCACAAGCGGCAACGTTTTTACGGCAACCCTGACGGGCAATGCGACCATCACGCTGTCTTCGCCCGTTGGCTCAGGATCGTCAACTTCTCTCACGTTGATCTTGACGAACGACGGCACAGCCGGTAGAACTGTGGCTTGGGCAGGTGGCAGTTTTGTTTTCCCTGGAGGGGCTGCACAACTTTCTCGCACAACCACGGCAAACGCTACGGATGTCTGGGTTTTCTTCACCACGAACGGCGGAACGACGTGGTACGGCAATATCGCCATGAAAGACATGAAGGCTTAATAGGAGCAAAAAATGGCTTTGAGCACTGATCAGCAAGCACAGGCAGACATCCAACTCTTCGTCCAGAAAGAGATGGAGCAGATTCGCCATCAGAATATGATGGCCCTTGAGCAAAAACGAGCAGAGGCAGAGGCTCGTCGGGCAAAGTTGGAAACGCTGCGGGTTGCAAAAGAGATAATTACAGAAAACTCTCGCAGTAAGCCTGTGGAGTCGCGTGAAGTAACTGCCGCAGACATCACTGCGTTTGCCGCTGCTCTTGAAGCGCACCTCAACGGCTGATGCAGGGGTTCGCCTACTTCCCGGCTATCGTCTACAGAGATGAGCGGCCTGACTTGGCTGAAAAGGTTCTGCCGACATGCATCCAATACTTGGATCAAGTTCGCAAACCCGAGTGGCCGATGTCTCAGTCCGCCCATCTCGCGCACGATCCTGCCTTCAGGGAAGTGGCAGACTACCTTCTGCTGTCAGTTGTAGACCTGCTTCGTGGTCAGGGCTACGCGGTAGACAAGTACGACTTCTACCTCTCCGGCCTGTGGGCGCAGGAGATCAATCGGGGCGGCGGCACCAACGTGCATGTCCACAAGAACAGCCAGATGTGTGGGTGGTTCTTCCTCGAAACTCCGCAGGGTGGCGCATACCCGATCTACCACGACACCCGCATGAACAAGTCCATGATCGAACTGGACTTCGTGCAGGGCGAAGAGGTCAGCAACGCTACCAACATCATCCACTTCAACAACATGGTGCCTGGAACCGTGATGTTTGGAAGTTCGTGGATGCAGCATCAACTGACCGGCAGCAACGCCGACACCCCGACACGGTGCATTCATTTCATCGTGTCTCACAAGGAGCGCCCTTGCAACACTTGCTGACGCCTTACGCCACTGCAATTGAACCGTTTGTTTGGTGGGAGAACGGCTTCACCGAACAGGAACTTGACTGGCTGCAAGGGCAGGCACAGAAGGCTGATCGACGTGGGGCAGCAGGAGAATTAAGCGACGACGAACTGAGCAAGGTGAGGCGGTCGCAAATTTCTTGGATGGGGAAAACCCAAGATACTGCTTGGGTATTCAATAAACTTGGGCATATTGCGTCTGCGCTTAATGCTCAGTATTATCGTTTTGAACTGACAGGGTTTGGCGAACATCTACAGTTAACCAACTACGATCAATCTGAACAGGGGATGTACGGATGGCACGTGGATTACGGAGGCAAGATAGCCCCAAGCCGGAAACTCAGTCTGGTACTCCAACTGACCGATCCGAGCCAGTACGAAGGGGGGAACCTTCAGGTTATGGTTGGTGGGCAACCGCAAACCGTTCGCAAACAGCGGGGGCTGGTGGCAGCATTCCCTTCATATGTACTCCACCAAGTAACCCCCGTGACAAGCGGTAATCGTCAATCTCTTGTGGCCTGGGTTTCCGGCCCCGCATTCCGATGAACGCTGAATACAAAGACTTCATTGCCATCTATCGGGATGTGTACCCGGAGGGGTACTGTCAACACCTGATCAAAGAGTTTGATCGTCTGGTGGAATCTGGTGCTGGCAGTAATCGACAGCAAAGTGAAGGCGCACATAAGCATCGCAAACACGATGTTCAGTTGGCCTTGAACCTTGGGGTTCACTTTGCCGCCCCCTTTAACGGAACTTCATCATCTGGATTGTTCTTCGACGGGCTTCAAAACTGCTATGACAGATATACAGAGCAGTTTTCAATCCTCAAGGAAGGCAAGATTGCGGGCACCGCAATGAAAGTCCAACGCACTGATCCGGGCGGTGGGTACCACATTTGGCATGGCGAACAGGGTAATGGCGATCATGCCGACCGTGTTTTGGTTTATATGTTGTACCTTAATACTTTGGCGCAAGAGGAAGCCGGAGAAACAGAGTTTCTATATCAACAGCGCAGGATTAGCCCCCAAGAAAACACAATGGTTATTTGGCCTGCTACGTTTACGCATGCCCATCGCGGGAATACTGTATTTGGTAACCGCAGCAAATATATTGTGACGGGGTGGTTCTATTATGAGTAACGCCAACTACTTCGAAACTAACGGTTGTACACTTGTCAAAAATTTTATTGACGAGCAAACTGTTTCAGTTGTTTCTCAGTATCTTGAGAACAAAATTCGACGTGGCGAGTGGAAGGAAGAAAAACCGGCGGATGAGACGTCCCGGTTCTTTTATTATGCAGACCCTTTGATCGAGGTGCTGTTGCAGGCTAGTCGCACTGCTGTGGAAGATGCTACAGGCAAAGAACTCATTCCGACTTACTCGTATGCCCGAGTATATCAGCCGGGTGAATCGCTTAGGCCGCATGTTGACCGTCCTTCATGTGAAGTAAGCGTTACGGTCAACGTCGCTACTAAGGGGCCTGTTTCTCCAATTTATACACAGTACGGTAAAAACGACCCGGAGAAGCACATCCTTGAACCGGGGGACGCCGTAATATATAAGGGATGTGAAGCCACACATTGGCGGCAACCACTAGATGATGGGCAGTTGAACGTGCAGTTCATGTTGCACTATGTGGACAAGAATGGTCCGAATGCTGCCTATGCGAAGGACAAGCGCCCGCACTACGGTATGAGCGCACAACATAGGAGCCAGTAATGCCCGCAGGAACACCTAAAGTAGCCATGTTTGGGGGCAAATCAATTGTTCCCGCAGGCTCGCAAACATTTAACGCTTCTGGCACTTTCACCGTACCGGTTGGTGTTACTAAAGTCAATATCACCGGTAAAGGGGGAAATGGTGCTGCGGGTAACCCGGGCAATCCAGGCAACACTGGCCCGTGGCCCGGCTCTGGGGTTGCCGGTGGAGGCGGAGGCGGAGGTGGGGGATCACTAGCGGCCTATTACCCAACTTATAATTTCTATGGGAATTATTGTGGTACTAACGGCGGAAACGGGGGCTCTACTCCTTTAGGGTCTGGCGGTAATGGGGGTGGTGGGGGCTCGTCAGGTGCTAGCGGTGGGGCCGGAAATTCTGCGGCTAGTGCCGGCGCTGGTAACCCTGGTAACAATGGTAACTTTGGCGCCACGGGGGGCACTTCATCTGGAATTTGTAAAACTTTTCCAGGTGGGGCTGGCGGGTTCGGTGGATATGGTGGGGCTGCTGGTGCAGGCTCTGCTGGCGGTTTGGGCGGCGGCGGGGGATACGGAGGCAGTGCACTCGTATGTCCATGCGGAAATAATTTTTCTTGTGGAGGGCCGTTTGGCGGAGGCTATGGCGGTAACGTAGGCGGCGGTGCCGGTGCTAACGGCAGTAATTTGTACTCCCCCTTTCCTTGCAATCCCGATTTTGGCGGTGGCGGTTCTGGTAGTTGTAACCCAGGAAACCCCGGTAATGCGGGTGGTAATGGCGGTAACATCGGTGGCGGTTCAGGGTCCGGCAGTAGTCCTGGAGCGCCGGGTTATAGCGCAGGTGGAGGCGGAGGGCGCGGCGCTATTTTCGCAGGTGGTGGCGGTGGCGGCGGGCGTTCTGCCGGAGCGGTTCCAGGCTCACCGGGCAACCCTGGTAATCCAGGCTCTAATTCCACGCCATCTACCTTCAATTGTTTAACTGTAACTCCAGGCGGTAGTTATCCAATCACTGTCGGGAACCCAGGCGGTCAAGTAGTTATTAGTTGGAATACTCAATAATGAAAAACAGCGAACGGAAAAAAGAATTTGAGCGTTTAGATAACGAAATGTCTGTTCAAAGCAGACATGGAGATTTATCGCGTGCTCGATCTATAACCGCCGGTATTTGCCCCGGCGGTGTTACAGAAATAAACATGCGGGGCAATAACAGCAACCTGTGGATTATTTTGCAGCCTGTAGAAGTCATTGAGTTTATTCATCAACTGGCCGCAAACGTAGGGTGCCATATTCATCTTCAGCCGCGAAATGATTTTTCGAGTTGGAGAAACTGGAAGTACACCCCGGGAGAGTTGGAACACTACAGGAACGGTGGCGGTGCACTGCGGAACACCGGTTCCGGGCACGCACCCCACGTAAATGACATGGATGTGCACGCGGACAAAGGTAGAACTTTGCCGCCCCCTGAGCAGCAGCCGGGACTTCAACCCGCCTTAATGGCAAGGAGTAATGAAAATGAGCAAACTGTGGCAACTCAAAAAATTGTCGGACGGAAGCGCACTAAGCGAGCCGCAGCCGCTGCCTGAAAATTGGGGGCCCATCTTTGGCCTTCACGGCTTCATCGACCAGATCGGTGACCTGTCTTGGCTGGGCGAGTCTTACAACGATCAAGGATGGGTTGAGGTTGGCGATGCGCCTCCTGGCCCGGTTCCGTCTTCTGCGGCTGAACTCGCATGGGATCGCGCTAAGAAGATGTTGGCCGAGTCCGACTGGTCTGTCCTGCCGGATGTGCCTATGACTGCGGGCGACCGCGCACTGTGGATTGAGTATCGCCGTGCATTGCGCGAGATTCGTCTTCAGGCAGGTTTTCCCGACAACATTCAGTGGCCCAAGGCCCCTGAGTGAACAAGTACACGATCCGGTTCAATAAGTCACGCGGACAACCGGGTCGTGGCTCCATGCTTCACGTCTGGCGCGTTTTTGAGGGCAGCAGAGAAATCCTTGCCAAGCACGTTAGGATTGAAACCCGGTCGTGGACAGAGTTGGATGCCAACGGGCAGGACTACAACATCGCGTGCCGTGGGCGCATGATGTTCTTTGAAGACACCGACACGGTGGTGATCACGGAGTAAATCATGGAAGAAACCAAACCCGCCGAGACAGCCAAGGAAGTTGCCGGTAAGTCCATCGGCAGGTTTGGCCTTTTCTACATCACCCTGATCGTGCTGATTGGGGTAGGCTCCTCTTACTTCCTGTCCGACTCTGCCATCACGGCAGTGATGACGATGATCGGTGGCGCACTGGTTGCGCTCATCAACATGATGAACGGCATCGCCGGTACTGCCGAGAAGCAGGAAAAGCCCGAGTTCAAGGTCATCCAGACCCTGATCGACAAGTTGGACCGCCTGGATAAGCCTGAGCAGCCCATGAAGGTGACCGTGCAGGGCGACAAAGTGACGGTCAGCAAGGGCGACGACACTGTAACGGCGTCAAGGGAGTAAACATGGCATGGTCAGACGTACTCAAGGCAGTCATCCCTATCGTGGTGGCTGCACTTGCTTGGCTACTGGGACAGGTTGCATCCTTCTCTGAGCGTCTGACCAAGATCGAAGGGCAGATGCCTGCCCTCATCACGAAGGAAGGCACGCCCACTGACAGTCCTATCAGCGCAGAGCGCAGGCAGATTCAGAAAGAGCAACTGATGGCCCACATAAATGAGTTGCAGGTCAAGGTCAGGCTGCTTGAGGAGCGTGAGCGTATTGCCAGGGGGAATAAGTAATGCTGTCACTCATTTCGACCCTCGGCGGTCTGCTGATCTCGGGCCTGCCCAAGTTGATGGAGTATTTCCAGAACAAGGCAGACCAAGCCCATGAACTGCGTCTGGCGCAGATTCAGACTGAGCGGGAACTTCAACTGGCAGCGGCAGGCTTCGCCGCCCAGGCCCGGATGGAGGAGATTCGCACCGAGCAGGTTGCGATGGAAACCGACGCCCGGATGACCGAAGCGGCTCTGGACCACGACAAAAAGGTTCTGGAGAAGGCATCCAAGTGGGTTGCCAACTATGTCGGGACGGTGCGCCCCACGGTGACCTACTTGTTCGTGCTTGAGTTGATTGCGCTCAACGGCTTCATGGCGTGGTATCTGTGGAACCACCCGGAACTGATCCAGAGCGTAGATGATGTGATCCGCTACTCCGACCTGATCTTCTCCAGTGACGAGATGGCCATGCTCGGCGGCATCATCGGGTTTTGGTTTGGTTCTCGCCAGTGGAATAAGAAGTGAAACTGAGCAAGGTGGGCGAGGCTCTCATGCACAAGTATGAGGGCTTTAGGAGTAAACCCTACCTTTGCCCCGCTCACATCTGGACGATTGGCTATGGCCATGTGCTGTACCAAGAGCAGATCAGGCTCCCGGTCATCCGCAAGGAAGGCTATACCGGGATGCTCCGCAACGAGTTCCCCCTGAAGCTGGAGGACAACCGTGTTTGGACCAAGACGGAGATCGACGAACTATTCCATGCTGATGTCGTCGTGTTTGAACGTGGTGTTCTTCGACTTGTTCCCCGCATACTTGGCCGTCAAGGCGGCTTTGACGCTCTGGTCAGTTTTGCCTTTAATGCAGGGCTAGGCAATCTTCAGCGCAGTCAGATCAGGATGCGTGCCAATCGGGATGACTGGAACGGAGCGGCAGACGCCTTCCGCCAGTGGACGATGGGCGGCGGCAAAGTCCTTCCAGGTCTGGTTAAACGCAGGGAAGCCGAGATTGCCCTTTTCCTGTCTTGACGGGAGAATACCGATATGCCGCTCAAGAAACTCACTCTCAAGCCCGGTGTAAACAAAGAGAACACCCGCTATACCAACGAGAACGGTTGGTATGAGTGCGACAAGGTGCGCTTCCGCCAGGGCACTCCCGAGAAGATTGGCGGATGGACTCGCATATCTGCTAATACGTTCCGTGGTGTTTGCCGATCCCTGTGGAACTGGGTCACGCTGGCCGGTGAAAACCTGATTGGAGTTGGCACCAACCTGAAGTTCTACATCGAGCGCGGGGGCCAGTATTACGACATCACGCCCATTCGCTCTACGGTGACGCTTGGAACTGACCCCTTTACCGGCGATGGCACCTCAATCGTCACCGTAACTGCTGCTTCTCATGGCGGCATCACGGGGGACTTTGTGACCTTCAGTGGGGTGACGGGCGCTTATGCTCCGGTGTTGAATTCTGAATTTCAGATCACTGTTACGGGTGTCAACACTTACACCATCGACGCATTAACCAATGTGGCGGCGGGCGCCACGGGCGGTTCTACGGTATCTGCCGCCTACCAGATCAATGTGGGCCCAGAGATTGAAGTCCCAGTGACCGGATGGGGTGCGGGAACCTGGGGCACAGGGCCGTGGGGGATTGGTGTTCCGAGCACCACCCGCACATCTATTCGCCTGTGGAGCCAGGGTAACTTCGGTGAAGACCTGATCTTTGGGCCTCGGCGCGGCCCCATGTACTACTGGGATAACACGACCGGGGTGAGTGTTCGTGGGGTCGAACTTTCCACCCTGTCTGGTGCAAACGGGGTGCCAACAATCCAGAACGAGATTTTTATCTCGGACATCAACCGCTTCGTGTTTGCACTGGGCTGCAACGAGATTGGCTCCTCCGTCATCGACCCCATGCTGATCCGGTGGTCAGACCAAGAGAGCGCGGTTGACTGGACCCCTTCGGCGACCAATCAGGCGGGTAGTCTGCGCCTTTCGCACGGCTCCGAGATCGTCACGGCAGTCCAGGCCCGCCAAGAACTTGTGGTGTTCACGGACTCTGCCGTTTACTCTTTGCAGTACCTGGGCGCTCCAGAGGTGTGGGGCGCTCAACTGTTGGGCGACAACATTTCCATCGAAAGCCCGAATGCTGCGGTTATTGCATCTGGCGTGGTGTACTGGATGGGCGTGGACAAGTTCTACGCCTACGATGGTCGCGTGCAAACGCTGCCTTGCGATCTGCGGCGCCATGTCTTTGGCGACTTCAATCAGGATCAAGGTAACCAAGTGTTCGCCGGGACCAATGAGGGCTTCAATGAAGTCTGGTGGTTCTACTGCTCGGCCAACTCCACAACCGTAGACCGATACGTTGTCTTCAATTACCTGGAGAAGATTTGGTACTACGGCACGATGGCCCGCACGGCATGGCTCGATTCTGGCCTACGCAACTACCCGATGGCGGCTACGTATTCCTACAACCTTGTGAACCATGAGCAAGGGGTGGACGACAACGCCACCGGGACACCCACTGCAATCAACGCCTATATTGAATCTGCCGAGTTCGACATTGAAGACGGCCAGAACTTTGGTTTCATCTGGCGCATGCTGCCGGACGTGACGTTTGTAGGCTCGACGGCCAACAATCCGCAATTAACCATGTCGCTCATCCCCATGAAGGGGGCGGGCTCCGGGTTTAACAACCCTCAGTCTTTGGGCGGATCAAGCAGTGCAGCGGTCACGCGCACGGCCACGGTGCCGATTGAGCAGTTCACCAACATCGTTTACATCCGGGTGCGTGGGCGTCAGTTGATTATGAAGGCTGAGTCCAATGCTCTCGGCGTGACGTGGCAGTTGGGCTCACCCCGTATCGACGTTCGGATGGATGGCCGCAGATGACACTGCTTGTCGAAAATGTCACCGTACCTGCGCCGCCCAATCTTCCCCTGGCACCGGGGGATTACGACTCTCGGTATCAGGAGCAGTTCAACAACGTCCTGCGTCTGTACTTCAACCGTTTAGACGCAATACTGAGGGGTCTCGTGACTACAACCGTACCCATCCCGGTCTCTATTGGCGGCACCAACCTAGATGCCTTTGGACGGATGCGGGTCAGCAACCCGCTGACTTTGTTCGACTCATCCCATCGCTATGCGGACAACAACCTGTGGGTCAACAGCATCACCGGCACGGCAGCCGACACGTTCAATGCGAACGAGGGCTTGATCGACATGACGGTTGGCTCGGCCAGTGGTGACCAGATCATCCGCGAGACAATCAAAGTCTTTTCGTATCAGCCGGGTAAAAGCCTGTTGGTGATGAACACGTTTGTGTTCGGTGAGGCCAAGGCCAACCTGCGCCAACGGGCGGGCTACTACGGTGCAGCCAACGGCATTTACTTTGAACGCGAAGGCTCAACCAACTACATGGTCGAGCGCAGCAGCGTGACAGGCGCTCCGATCAACACCCGTGTGGCCCAGGCAGATTGGAATCAAGACCCACTGGATGGCACAGGCCCGTCTGGCCTGACGCTGGACTCTTCTAAGGCACAGATTCTCTATCTTGACGTTGAGTGGCTTGGTCTTGGTACGGTACGCACCGGGTTCATCATCAACGGGGCATTTGTCCCGTGCCACAACTTTGACCACGCCAATCTGGTCAACACCACCTACATCACCACCGCTTCTTTGCCGCTGCGGTATGAGATGACCAATATGGCAGCGACCAGTGGGGCAAGCACGCTCAAACAGGTCTGCTCGACCGTAATCTCTGAGGGCGGGTATGAACTACGCGGGGCGCAGTTGTCCGCAGGGACTCCCATCACAACCCCGAAAACGCTGACCACTGCCGGGACGGTTTACCCCATCGTGTCGTTTCGCTTGAAATCAACGCGGTTGGACGGTATTGCTATCCTGACCGCAATATCAATTTTGGGCGTCACGAACAACGCAAACTATCAATGGTCGGTGGTTGTAAACGGCACCACGACAGGTGGCACTTGGGTCAGTGCAGGCACGAACTCTTCTGTTGAGTACAACATTACCGGTACATCGTTCTCCTCTACCGGGGGCCGCATCTTGGCGACGGGCTACTTCCAAGGCTCCAACCAAGGGGCCACCAGTGTGGACATCTTGAAGGCCGCGCTGTTCACCACTCAACTTGAGCGCAACCCGTTCACAGCGACGGCCTACGAGATTACGCTTGCCTGCTCGGCTGCGTCCAACGGGGATCAGGTGCTTGGCTCTCTGGACTGGGAAGAGATTAGCCGATGACTGCCTCCTTCTACGACCTGACGCAATAAGATCATGGCACGACTGTTTACCGAACAAGAGTTTGATGACTCTGCCAATGAGGACTATCTGCGAAACATCGTGGGTGGAGGGGTTGCTCCCGCTCCTGTTCCTGCTCCTGCTTCTGCGCCAGACTATTCCGGCCTTCTGACCGGCTACTACCAAGACATCCTGGGCCGCGCCCCGGATCAGGGCGGTTTTGACTTCTGGATGAATGCTCTTCAGTCTGGAGATTACACACCAGAGTTTGTTAAGGGGCAGTTCCTTTCTTCGCCAGAGTATCAGGCGCTTGTCGCATCTCGCACAACCACGGCTGCGCCGACGACTACTACCGCGCCGACGACTACTCTCGCACCTATCATCACCACGGCTGCGCCGACGATTACTACCGCGCCGACGACTACTCTCGCACCTATCATCACCACGGCTGCGCCGACGACCACTATCGCGCCGACGACCACTATTGCGCCGACGACGACTGAGGCCCCGGTTACCACGGCTGCGCCGACAACCACGGCTGCGCCGACGACTACCGTGGCTCCGACGACTACCGTGGCTCCGACGACTACCGTGGCTCCGACGACTACTGCCGCACCGACGACCACGACTGCGCCCACTGCCAATACTCCAGGCGGCGCAGCCACAGCGTTTGCAAACAAACTCAGCAACATCTCTTCACCGTACGAACTTACGGATGAAGATCTAAAGTTTGGCGACTACACCGTCAACTACGACGCAAGTTACGACACATCTGGTAACTGGACCTATGGGAACATTACCGTCACTGCGCCGGAGGTAACCACCAGTAAGGGTGTCCCCGCCCAGGTTCTGTATGACTATGACAAGGGCGGCAACCTTCTTGGCTATCGCGTTGATTTCAGAACGGGTGGTGACAGCGGAGTAGTTGTCAACTTTAACCCTGACGGGTCTGTAACCAGTCAGAACAAGTACGACCGCTCCGAAGGCTGGCGTCCATTTGTAGGTTCTGCTCTTGCGCTGTTTGGCTCAGTCGCACTGCCCGGGCTTGCAAATGTTTTAGGGGGTGGCTTAACCGGCAGCGCACTTGCCGGTGGAATTCTGGGTGGTGCCGGTGCCGCTGTAGCCGGTGCTGAGGGCTCGGACATTCTTCGCGCTGCCGCTACTGGGGCCGCAGGTTCTGTTGCGGGCCAACTAGGAAATCAACTTGGTACTTCCGTAAGCCAAACAATTGGTGGCATTCCCGGAGACATAGTTGGTGGTGCGATCAAGGGGGGCATTCAGGCGCTCCCTGGGGCCATTGCAACCGGCGACATTGGTGCGGTTGGAACCGGTGCTTTGACTGGCGGCGTCACCGGAGGCGCAACGGCTGTGGGGAGCGCCCTGACACAAGGGCTCGGTATCACGCCCCAACAAGTCAATGCAGGCATAAATCTGGTCCGGGCTGTTGAGGCTGGTAACACCACGGCGGCAATCAACGCCGCAGCCGGATTGGTCAACAACCCCGACGTAACGGTAGCGGCTAAAGCCTACACCCTGATGCAAGCGGCGCAGGGGGGTAACCCCATAGCCATGTTTGCTGCGGCGCAGCAGTTGGCGAGTGCCATCAATGCGTCCCCCACATTCAGAACCGCCACCACGACGACTACTGCACCTACCGCAACCTCCGGGCTCGGCGCAACCCAGTCTGAGTTGGAGCAGATCGCCGCCGGGGCGGGTTCATTCCAGACCACACCGGGTGTGATGTCACAGGATGCCCTGGATTTGATTACCGCTGTTGAGGGTGGGGAAGGCGTCAAAGAAGCGTTTGTTGCCCCGGCAGTGGGACTTGCCGCATCCCCTGCGGCACAGCAGATTGCCCAACAACTTATTCAGCGTGCCCAGAATATGGCCGCAACCCCTGCGGGGCAGGAGGCACTTCGGCAGGCTGCAACATCCAGTACCGCAGTTCGGGATCTGCTAATCACGTCCGGCGTGTTTACTGCCGCAGGCATGGCGTCGTTCCTTCAAGGCGGCGCTATGGTGCCGCCCAACTTGCAAACGCAAACCCAGACGGGTACCGGTGCTGGCACCGGTGCAGTTATCCCCGGACAGGCTCAAGATGTAATAGACCTTGCCGCAGGGCGTGTCCCAGGCACTTCCACGGCAGTTACGCAACCCGGCACCTCCACGGCGGGTACCCAAACAGTCAACGTCACGGCACCTCGCGTGACCCCCGGCAGTACAACGGGCGATACGTTTACCCCTGAAGCCTGGGATTTGTTTACTGGTACAGGTACTGGCACAGGTCTGGCTACCTCTGACGCACAGCGCCTTGCGGATCGTCTTGGGATTTCCACGAACACCGCAAGTGCATTGTTGCAAGCCAATCCCGATTTGTTTGGTGATTTGATTGGTGGCACCACACTGGGTGCAACGCCGCTTGATTTAGACAAAATGAATTTGCGCGAACTGCGCATGTTGGAAAACGACCTCCTTCGGGGCGGTAGCACCGGTGCAGGGGAGGTTGACTTTAATGTCTATGGTGGTCGGGGCACCTCAAACCCAGTTATTGCTTTAGATTCCAACGGCAAAGAAATCCGACTTCAAGACTTTATTTCGATTGTTAACCAAGAACTTATAACTCGTGGGGTTACCTCAACCACCGTAGCGCCGACAACTACCGTAGCGCCGACAACCACGGCTGCGCCGACAACCACGGCTGCGCCGACAACCACGGCTGCGCCAACGACTACCGTAAGACCCACGACCACCGTAGCGCCGACAACCACGGCTGCGCCGACAACCACGGCTGCGCCGACAACCACCGTAGCGCCGACAACCACCGTAGCGCCGACAACCACCGTAGCGCCGACAACCACCGTAGCGCCGACAACCACCGTAGCGCCGACAACCACGGCTGCGCCGACAACCACGGCTGCGCCGACAACCACGGCTGCGCCGACAACCACGGCTGCGCCGACAACCACGGCTGC